TGCTGTTTCTCCATTGTTTTTGACAGCCTCAACAACCCAACCCGTCAGCATGTCCAACTGCCAGCAATCGAGTTCGCTGCTCGTCGCAATGTCAACTTCATCGCGCACAATGCACCAGTCGATGGAAACAATTTTTTTCGCTAACTGTCTCGCAAGTTTCATGTTGATGCTCATTCCGCATCTCTTTTCACCGCGTCCAAGCCCCACTTGTCGCCAGTGCGAAAAGTAGCGACCCACACGTTGCCGCCCAAGCCGGTGCCCGAGCCTTCCAAAACAGCCCACGCAGGAGCGGTTTCGTCACACTCTGTAAGCCCAAGCTCCTTCAGAATGCGTGACTTGTTGTCAGTGAAGGCGGGAACAAAAGGCTTGCCACGCGCGTTGCGTAGATCGACCTCGTCCTCGTGGATTAGCCAGCAAGGTCCGAACCTACTGCGAATGATCCGCGCCCTGACGCGGCGGTCGCCCTGCCACAACCCGACAAAACTCGCTGTGCGATTGTGGTCGAGGATTTCGGCCTTGCGGGTCGCAAGTTGACCACTCAGCCCGGCAGCCCATTGGCTCAAAAAACCGTCTGTGTCGCTGCGTTCAAAAGAGTCTGCCGCACGCTGGTGAGCGGCTGTGGCTTCGTCTCTGAAATCCTGTGCTGTTCTCGTCATCTGTCTTCTCCCGGTTAATCAATCAATGGCGTAATTATACACTAATGGTGTACACCATCAACATTTGATTTCTTGAGGGTTTCTGCGGGTTCTATTGTCTGAATGGCACGATGGCACGCGCCACACCTGACGATCTCAGGCTCAACCTTGTAAATCCGACCGCGGGTTTGCGAGCCACAGAAATCACACTCAATGAAGGCCGCGTGATGCCGCGTGTAGTCCTTAATTGAACCCTTCATACCCCGCACATTCCTTCACATTCTTCGTTAAAGAAATTGATTTGACCCTCGTCTTCAACCGTTGTCAGGTCTACTTCAGACAGAGGTACCATAGAACGGTGAAGGTATTTCGGAAATTGTATGCCATCGCTGCCTTTGTTTCTTATGGCAGCATCAAATTCGATAGCGTCGGTCCAAGAAATAGGGTCGTTGTCTTTCATATCTCGCCACCCAGCCGAATCACGGTATGGGCAGGCTATGCAGGCACTCTTTGCCAACGTCCTTCCTGAGTGTCTTTGCTCGAACCATTTTCGGCAGTCCCAGCGACTCATTCTTTTATCAATCAACGGCCACACGTTGTCTTGCCACTTGTCCCGAGAAGGCTTCATGCGAGATGCTTCGTCAGTGGAAATCCCTATCCACATTTCAACGCGCAACTTTTTTGGAACGCGCTCGCCAAAGCCCACACCCAACAACTCACGAGTTTTCTTGCGGATCGGGGAAATTTTGTATTCGTGAGTGCATTGGCGTCGAGCCATGCCCCCCCCCGCAGTAAATAGCGGCATTGACGCAAAACGCTGCCCGGTTGTGTTAATGCCGTCAAGGTGGTCATCTTTAATGTTTCCCGCAGTGACGCGATAAACGGGGAAAGGCAACTGAGCTTCCAACCAATCCAAATGTGTGTAAACACCCGCTGGCTCGTAGCCTGTGTCCGCAAAGATCGCGCAGTCGGGCATCTTATCAAACTCTCCCTGCGCGGCCATCAAAGCCATCGTCGTTGATTGGACGCCTGCGCCGAGCGACAGGACGCAAAGGTCTTTGTTCGTTACATCGTTCATAGCCCAAACATCTCCGCCCTGATGCGCTCGCCGCCGCGCCAGTAGTACGAGTCAGCGGTAACGTGCGCGACGCTCTTGAGGAAATCTCGATCACCAAGCGACAGAAACCGCTCCTGCCGCGCCATTGTCGTTTTGATTTCTTGCATGATCGTTGACGGATCGCCGTCAGATTTAATCTCTGCCTTTTTCGGAGTGACGTAGAGAAACCTTACGTCTTGGTTTCCGCGAGCCGCAGCGTAGAACCCGCGCTGAAGTTGGTGCGGCTTGCTCATGGTTGTCGGCATCCGCAGCGTTGTCTTCAGATCAATAATTAGCCCGTGTTCAGGAAACACAAAATCGAGATATCCGACAAACGGCAGCGACCACCCGTCGCCCTCAATATCCATCGACACCTGTTGCTGTTCGCCTTTAGTAAACTCTGGCTCTCCGTATGGCTCCAACGCCTCGACTGCCAGCCGGATCATTGGGTCAATGTTCTCGCGCTCTTTGCCGCTGCTGCCGTCGTCGAACATCATCTTCTGGTCAAACAATTCTTGAGCCTTGAGAATAGCTTGCTCTACGTTGCACTCTTTGGTGATGACGCTTTTGACGCCTTCCTCTGAGCAGATGCCTCGGTACATCGCAGCCGACACGCTGCCGACACGTTGCTTGAAAAGGTAATGGGCAACCCACGCGCCCTGGCACGCATTCCACTTGTTGAGTTGGCTTGCACTGCAATGCACAATCCCGTGCCGTTTAAAGCCGTTCATTTGTCGTTTCCCACGTCCGTTGCAATGCGTCCACCGATTGCTGAGTAGGCGCTCTTGTCGAGCCAACTGTCTGCGTGATCTATTGTTTTAAGAAGTCTACACGTTTTCCACCAATCTTGAATTAACGTCATGTGAGCAGACGTGACGCGACCGTGCGTCTCAATCGCCGCCTTTACGATTACGTCGGTGCCAACAGCCACACGTTCAAGGTTAATTGAAGCCTCGCCGTAGACTTGTCCGCGCTCTGCGATAGTTTCAGCAGCGCGGTTGAGAATTTCAGTCTCGTTCATTTATTGTCCACCCGTTGTCTTTGACCGCCTTAGCACCGTGAGCCGACTGAGCGGAGGTGCGGTCTTTTGCAAGCGTAGGAAACGAACACAGGGCGCCGCATTCGCATCGCGCAGTCGTGATGTCTGCGTCCTTATCGTGGCTAACAAACACGGTGCCGATGTGTTCATGCTTTTTAGGCATGTTAATTAGCTACCCTTAAATGCATCTTGCCTTGCTTTTGTAAGCATCATATGAGTTTTTTCTATTTCCTGTGTCTTGGCTGACGCTCCTCTCAAGCTACAGGACGGAATGTACGGCGGCCAGAGATCGCAGACAGGAACGTTAACAATTGAACTGATGTGGTTTTTAATCTCTTCGGACGGGACCGAGACGCCCGTGATATACCGGCGAATTGTCTCGGCAGATTTTGTCACCCCGTTAACTCTAAGATTCGCAGTAAGTCCGACTGCGCTCATCTTTATGGCGTTTAACCTCAGCCGCAACGGGCTGTTCCAGCCCGCCGATACGTCGGGATGCACAGAATTTTTCTCCGCCGGGTGGGGCGCGTCTCCATACTCCACGCGGAGCGGCTTGCGAAGCCGCAGTATCTCGGCTCGCGCTAGTTCAAGAAGATCAACGATATCAATTGTGCTCATTTTTCTTTCCCAACTTTTCAAAATGTGGCCGGAAATTAGTTTCCAGCCGTTCTCGATAGTTTCCGGCCATTGCTACAGTTGCCAGCCAAAAGCGGCGGAAAACTGCCAAAAGAGTGGCCTGAAACTAATTACGGGCCGACCTCGATAGTTTCCGGCCACGGCCATTAGTTTCCGGCTGACTTTCCTGACATTGTCAGGGTCTGTTTTCCAAATTGCGCGATCAGCAGCGCCTCCGCCCTGCCGTCATCCTTCTTGCGGGCAAATTCAGATGCTATTTGAGGGTACAGCCGAGACGCCAACGCCCGGCTCTGATCCTTGTCGCGGCCCAACCCGTAGTGCTTTTTCCACTTGGCTGGCGTGACAAGAGAGTGAGGGATAGCCAGCGTCGCCAGCACGCCCTTAATGGCGCCAACGCCCTGCCCAAAGTTGTAAGCCGACGTGCGACCCATGCCAAAGGCGTTAACCTGTTCTATCCAGACGTGCGCCGGGGGTAACTCTCGAAACAGATCCGCAAGAGCATGAGCGTTGACCTCCTTTTTGAAGACTGGCATGTCGTAGACGAACCCGCCGCCGTCGTCGTAAATCATTCCAATTGCGCCAGTCATGCCAACGTCAATGCCTGCAATCATATAAGCTCCTCGAACCTCAACGTGTGTCCGTTAGACTTAGCGACGCGAATAATGTCGGCGGCTCTGCCGGGCGGAATAGTCTCTCGGCGGACCCAGTTGCAGACTGCCTGGGGGCTAGTTCCCAGCGCGGCAGCCGCACGAAATGGGCCGCCCAGCAATTCAACAATTTTAGATGCTGGTTTCTTTCTCACTTTTGTGACCTCTTTGGCTTTAGTGTGGGTTTCATTAGCAAGTAGACAGTCTTGCCCTCCTCGTTTTTCTTTTGGCTTGAGAGATAGCCTTGTCTAATCCGCCACCGCGACCAAGACAATCTCAGCGTCGCGCTCTCAACGTCTTTTTTTGTAAGAGGCTCGGCAACAGAGACAAGCTCAACGGCTGTCTTGTGGACAACCTTGGTGCGACCCATAGAGTCGCCAAACAAAGTTTCGCGAGGGTCCGCATAAAAGTACGGAACCCAAGTGCCTGGGGTTTGGTCGAGTTGCTGTTCAATTAAACGAATGTCGTCGTCTAGCAGATAAAATTTATGCTCTTGAAAAGACTTGGCGCTTACCACTTGCCCACCGCCGGAGTGTAAGGAACAAAAACGCACTCACCTGTAGACCAAGTTCTATCTGCGTTGTAGATGGCTTGGCCGCAGCCAGACACCGTCTCAAGAAGTACGACCGACAGCAGCAGGCCGAGTGCAATAAGCACTCCGCCCTGGACTAAAGTTGATCTCATGGCTCGTCTCCGTAATTGGCTTCATCAATAATTGAGCATTCGGCTGTCCAAAGATTATCGCCGCAGGCGGACTCAATTTTTGCGAGCGCCGCCTCTGCATCGGGGCACACGTTGCCCGGCAGGGAATCAATGATTGATGCAAGGTCATCAACGATGACCGACAAGTTGCTGCGGATGATGCACAGCCGTGTCTCGGCTGCGGTTTGCTCCCGGCTGGCGTGGCTCATGCCGCACCTCCCTTCTCGTCCCAGACCGTATCGAGCCACTGCCAAAAAGGGTCGCACACAAAGAACTCCTCCCAACCCTCGTTGTTGCGACCATGCAAATCGACGACACCTTTATCGAGTAATGCACCCCACGTCCCAGCCGCAGCCTCTTTGCTCCAACCAGCCTCGATCAGGATGAACGGGTAAGTCCATGTGAAGGGGTCGTCGTCCAAATCAGCCGGTCGTTTGCCGCCCATGTTTTTCAAGCACCAGCCGACCAGCACGAAAGCTGCACGCAGTTCGTTTTCTGTTAGTTCGTAAGTTTTTGCGGTGTTCATCTGTCTTCTCCCGATTTATCAATGGCGTAATTATACACATTTAGTGTATAGCGTATACACCTAAAAACCCGCAGCTTTCTGCGGTTTTTTGAGTGTGATACACTCGGCAAATGGTTGAAGGTCTATTTTGTCTTGCCTTGGCTGTCTACTTTGAGGCTCGCGGTGAGCCAGCCGCCGGGCAGTTAGCGGTCGCTCACGTCGTGCAAAACCGCGTGCTTGACAATCGGTTCCCCGACAACTTTTGCGAAGTTGTTACCGAGGCGCGGCGTGTCGGACTGAACAACTGCCAATTTAGTTTTTATTGTGACGGGAAACGTGAGGCAATTCTTGACGACGTTGCGTGGCTGACCTCTCGCGTGATTGCGGAGGCGTCGCTGCACGTCGATGACATCACCGGAGGCGCAACGCACTATCACTCAACAAGTGTCAACCCGGCCTGGGCGTCGTCACTGACTGTAACAATCAAAATCGGCAATCACATCTTTTATAGTTCAGACTGATCTCATTACCGCTTCAAGGCGCCGCGCTCTGGCAGTCACCTGTTGATACCATTTTGAGTCAATCATCTCATCTGCTGCCGATTGCCAGTCGCCAAGTTCAATGGCTCGGATCATTTTCTTAAACTTGCTGAACCTTGGAAGCCCCAAGTTAAACATCATGTTGGCAACGACAAGCTGCGCCGCTTCTGGAAGCGAACTGAAATCATTAAACAGATTGTCGCAATCGTCTAAGACGTGCTGAATGTCCAAGTCAAACGCCTCTATCACACGAGCCTCACTGACTTCTGTCGCTACAGGCTGGCCGTGTTCAGGATCTTTTTGTGTGATTAAATGTCCAACGCCAAGCGTTGGCAGATTTAGATGATCCAAATAGATTGCGTAGACGCATCCCTCGTCC